CGCATGGACCAGCATAACCACTTATAATCTCGCCACGTGGCGAGAGTGGGGCAGGTCCAAGGATTATCCCAATGGAACGTTTGTCCACAACGACTTTAACGGGGACCGCAAGCTGCTTGAGGTGGTCCGAGGCGCAAGCCTTGGAGTGCCGATCCCAGCTTTCCCGAGGTTTAAAGACCCCTGGAGTCTTGGGCATATGGCCAATGGGCTGAGCCTGCTAGCTCAGTCCTTCGGTCGTCGATGATCTATCACCGCAAACCAAAGGAGCATTTAACATGCCCGCAATCGCAGCTTTGTCCGTTAATGACGGACTCGCCACTCCCGTCGCTCATACGTTCAGCCCCCAGTCGACTACTGGGGCGCGGGCCGTGTGGGCAGATCGGAGTCCCAGCATCCCGGCCGGGTATCGTACCATCTCTCACGAGTTGGCCGACCCGAATGGGAACCGGACCGTTCACAAAGTGACGATGGGCTTCTCTAGCCCTGTTGTCGCGGCCGTGGATGGTTCGGACACTGTGGTGAGGTACAACTCGGCGCAAGTCGTGTTGAACATTCATCCTCAGAGCACGCTCCAGGAACGGAAGGATATCCTCGCGTACGTAGCCAATACTCTTGGCCTCGCTACGGTGAAGACCTCCGTCGAGAACCTCGAACCGTTCTACTGATATCCAAGGAACTTTATGTACCAGGTACCAGTTAATCGCTGGACGGTCGGTGCTGTTGTCGCACTGTTGTCGATCTTCGGTGGGGACTTGATTGCCCCCATTTTGAAGGTCTTCGCAGTGCTCTCGGCACCGTACACACCGGCGATCTGAACGTTCGAGGCAATGCGCCCACTACTGCCGTGAAGGCAGCGGGCAAGCGCCTCTCGCCTCCTTAAAAGGAGTGTCCATATATGCAGCGTAAACGCCGCATGCGTGCTACTAAAAGCCTCGGATTTTCCGAAGCGAAGTTCCTCGTGCTCCTATCCGAACTCACTGGCATTTCGCCTGTGGGTGAACTCGGACGGGAAACTCCTCTTGACTTATCTAGTCTTGAGGCTGCACGGGGCTCTCTTCTGCTGAGGGAAGTCTACTCCAAGTTCGACGATGGGAAACCGTCGGAGACCAAGGAGAAAGCGACGTGGGATCGATTCCACGATGCGGAGGTACAGTGTCAACGAACGAACTCGAGCTTCCCCGAAACCGTAGCCGACAGCCCTTTCTGGGTTGGCGTACGGCGGAGGATATGGAATGCTTTGGGTGAGTTCAGTTGGGACGAGTGTGCGAAGTACTTTGCGCACGGTCCTGGTTCTACAACCAGGCTAACCAAACGCGAGTCTTTTGCCGCTTATAAATACTCCGGTATACCGGAGAGCACCTCAGGGAACGCTGTCCTGGCTCGTTGTGCGATTTCGTACAACCCGCTCTGGAAACAGAGCGTGCAGCTTTCTGCACAGGAAAAGGGCGTTGACGACCTTGTGTCGTTAGTGCCCGGAAACAGCGTGATTGCCGTACCGAAGAACTATAAGACCGACCGGACGATCGCTAAAGAGCCTTGTATGAACATTTATGTTCAGAAGGGCATCGGGCGATGTATCCGGAAACGTCTTTACCAGGTGGGTGTCAATCTGGATGACCAGACGAGGAACCAACGCGCTGCCCTTCAAGGCAGTGTGACTGGTGAGTTAGCTACTGTGGATCTTTCCATGGCAAGCGATACTTTATCCTACGAGGTTGTTAGTTGGCTCCTTCCTAACGATTGGTGGTGGGCACTAGAGCAGTGTCGATCGCCAGTCGGGGTTCTTCCTTCTGGTATACAGATAAAGTACCAGAAGTTCTCGTCGATGGGTAACGGTTACACATTTGAGCTTGAGTCGCTCATATTCTGGGCGATTTGCCAACAGGTGTGTAACTGGAACGTCAACGAGACGGACTTGTCGGTATGTGTATACGGGGACGATTTAGTCATCCCCTCGTGTCACATGGAGTCCTTAGTTCAGCGTCTGTCCGAAGCTGGGTTCACACCCAACGAACGGAAAAGCTTTGCTACTGGACCATACCGGGAGAGTTGTGGTAAACACTACTACCTCGGTTCCGACATTACGCCATTCTACGTCAGACGGCCGGTGCGGGAGCTAGACCGCCTGTTCTTAGCCCATAACAACGTTTATCGTTGGGGCGAACGAACTGGTGTCGAAACTTCCGAACTGCGAGGGAAACTCCGCAGTCTTGCACCGGCTAAATGGCGAGATCCCAGACTACCGGACGGGTATGGCGATGGGGCCTTTATTGGCCCTGTCGACACGCTCCGACTGGATTCCCATCCTCACGGATGGGAGTACTGGCAAGTTAAAGCTCTCTCCGTCGCCTCCGTGGCGTTGGAAGGAGACTTGCCGTATGGTCAGCTGATAGCGAGTTTAAATGCGCTATCGGCACGCAAGGCAGTAGTCGACGGTAACGTCTTCTCCCGGTTACGGGGGAAGCGCGTGGTCACCCATCACGTCTGGGACTGCGAAGTCACAGATTGGGTGGAGGACCGCGTGGAGCGCGTTACAATAGATGAGGCCTTGAGTGGGCTGCCCGCGAGGGCAGGGCGATATCAGGAGATCCAAATCCTGATACCACGGCACC